TATTGAGCCATAGTTTGATTCTCTCTTGGAAGCTAGGTCTAAAGGAGATAGTGTAGCTCCGCTTGGGAATAAGCTAAACTCTCCTCCATCTGCCCCTGCTATCAATGACTTACCTTTAGATCTTAACCATTTTATAGAATTAATCTTTTCTGTGCTTATATCATAGCTGAAAGATTCTACGTCTGTAACTTCTCCGTCAGGTTTAGATGGAGAAAAATCTGTATAGCTAAAGAGCCTTGATCCTGTTATCTTCTGTTTATATCCATTCCAATTAGCAAAACATAGTCTCTGTTGGTGAATAGTTACTGCTTCTGGAAAGCCAGTAGCTTCTGAGAATTCCCCTAGTCTCCAGTATGAAGTAGCGTTGGTAGTTGCGAAATCTTCTATTACATTTACTTTTATCTCGTGGTCATTTACTATTTCTGTTATGATTCCCCATCCCCATTGGACAGCTGGAGGTACCGCATTGTTTATTCGTATATGTCTTCCTAACCATTCTGATGTGAAATGTCCTACCTCTGGGTTATATGGTTCATAATCATAATCTACATATACGTTCTGCGTTGTTCCTATGGCTGCTCCTAGGTTAGTTATTTTACAGTAATCTGTTACTCCTCCTACTGTGTATGAGTAATCAATAGAATAGTCTACTCCTTCTGTATACACTGGAGTATCTGCTGGAGCTCTGCTTAGTACTACAGTGCCTGTTAATACATGACTTTGATCAAGTATAATGTATCCGTCGGCGAATGTTTGTGGTTCGTTGCTTATTGATATTTCTTTTAGTGCTATAGATACATTCTCTCCTGATGTTGCCGCTGGTACTAGTTCATGGCTTTCATCAGTATTCATATCTTTGTATGGGCCGTCTAAAAACAATATGTCTGTAAATTCCCAGTCGTTGTCAGCATACCTAGCTAATTTCTTAGGAGGGCATCCTGCTTGGGTAATATATAATACATCCGCTGATTGAACATATTGGAATGTCATTGCTTGTACTGCATTAAAACAGTTTACTATTTCATACGGAGTTCCTGGAGCAGTTGGATCTTCTATTACTCCCATACTCTGTCCGTCAAAAGTAAAGAACCTAAAGTATCCTTCTCCTGCTTCTATTAAAATATTATCTGTTACACTTTTTGAGAATGGTATTATTCTTTGGGTTTTAGTAGGGTCTTTTACTTCGTATATGAATTTAAATCCTGGGCGTGTAGTAGTGGGTCCGTGCTTTAAACAAATGGTATTTTCTGAATCATATAGTCCGTTATCGTATTGGGCCAAGCTTATTTTACCAAGTAGTTTCTTTGACAACACGCCTGAATTAAATCCTTCTTGTCTTAGTGCTAGCTTAGCCATTAAACATTCCTTCCTCTAAGTGCTTGTCCTATTCTATAGTAAGTACTTTGCTCGGCATTATTACTTGCTTCTGCTTTCCTGCTCTCTTTTAGGTATCTATCTCTTATGATATTCCCTGCGTTCATAGAGTTAGCTATTCCGTATGCAAGTTCTGAAGCTAAGTATAAAGTGAAAGCAAATACCATATAGCCTCTAAATTTACTTATGTCTATTTGTTGTGTGTATGATAGCACGCACTCGTCTTCGCTATAGAATAACTTTGTACCTTCTATTATATAAGACTGTTCTAACGCATTATTTACTTTTCCATAATACTGGTCAGAAGTATTAAATGCAGCTCCATTTATTATTATAGATCTAGGTTTTAGGCAATCAGCAGGTAGGTCGAATACATATTCAAGATCCTCAAATGGAGATACTGTATCAGCATCTCTAGTTAGTTGCATAGTTTTCTTTGCACAGCACCAGTCTGTTTCAGTTAGAAAAGCATCTACCATCATATCGAATCTGCTGTCTGCGAACCTTGCCTCTGGTGAATCTTCCGTATCAGATGTTATTCCTTCTGAACGTAGAGTATGCAAGGCAGCAGTTATTACAGTTGTCTTGTTAGCTGCCATTACTTCTTAGCTCCTACTGGTATCTCCCTAGTTTTATGCTTCTCTGTTTTTCCTGTTAAAGAATCTTTAGCTACAATATAGAACTCATATATATGTGCTATACGATTCTTTTCTTTTCGTTGTATAGCTATGCTATCTCCTACTTTAAGAAAATGATCTGCAGGTACTAGGTAGTCCTCGGACTTTATAGATTCAGCAGAGTCAGTAGTTATACAGACGTAGTGGTTAGCTATTGGTCCTTGTGAAATAGCTTGCATTTTAAAAATATCAATTTTTCTAAGCATTTTAGTGTTTTTGGTTTTAATTTCGTTAGTCATATTATCTCCTTATTGTGTGTAAAAAAGGGGTACACTTATTAGTATACCCCTAGACCACGAAATAAACAAGGTGTCTTTATTAAGAACCTGTGCTCAATGTTAATACATTTGAATTTGCATATACTGTTCCTGCAGGAGATCCAGCACCTGGGTCAGAGGTAGGAATTCCTGTTAAGATTAATTCACCTGTGCCTCCTGAAATGTCTATTATGACATCTCCTGTACCTGTTGAAACTAAGTTAATAGCTCCTGATCCTGATACATTAAGGCTTATGTCACTGTCTGCTACTGCTGTAAGTACAAGTGCTGCTGCGTCTAAGTAGTATCCGCTTTTAATGACTATCGCCTCAGAGCCTACTGTCTGTGTAACAGAAGAAACAAAGATAGTGCCTACCTCTGCTCCTGAATCAGCTGCTACCATTATTGCATTGCCTGCTTTTAGTGTATACACTAAGTCTGCATCGTTGAAATAATCTGCTGTTATTACTGTTGCAAATGAATCAGTTGTGTAGTACATAAAGACTTGGTTATCCTTTGTACCTCCTGATATTTTCACTAGGTTTTTTTTATCTAATGCCATGTTGTTATGTCTCCGTATTTAATTATAATTACTTATTTAGTTGCTGTTAGTCAGGGGTTTCATCACATACAAATTCTATAAGTCCTGTGTTGTCGATTATAACTGCTCCTGCTCTCATTCCAGCCCAGTACCAGTAGTAATTCTTTTCTTCATTAAAGCCTAGTTTTTGGTCTGTCATTGCTGAGCTTGAAGCAAACCCTACTGCTGACTTTACGAAAGAATAACAACGTCTGAAATCGTCTGAATCTGTTCTGAGTTTAGGGTTGCATACCCAGATCATATCGTTATACATACGACCTTGTAACGCTCTGGATTCCATCCATTTTAATTCGTTAGGTCCTACGTAATCAGAATTTATAAAGTTATCAAAGGCCATAAGCTGTTGCCATTGCTTAGGTCCTACCATGTTAACTGGCAATTCTCCGTTCTCAAATATCAAGTTGCTTTGGTGAGTTTCCCATATCTCGTCTCTCTTAGCGGTAGTTAATCCTGTATTATTATTAGCTATGACGTTGGTAGCATCTTCTAAAGCATCTAATATAATAGAATCTTTCTTTCTTTCTCTTGCTGCATTTATATTAACAGTTACTACTAATTTTCCGTCTGCTGTAGTATTCTGCATATCCTCTGGGGATAATTTTTCTCCGCCGAAGTAGTCTTCCAGAGTACAGGTAACTCTTGACAATCCGCCGCCTAATAATGGCATATCTCCGAAGTGTCCTTTTGCCTGCATCTCTCCTGCTGCACTTGATTTGTTAAACTTAGTTGTATGCCCGTAAGGTACGTCTTTTAAAGTTACCAGTGACTCAAACCTAGCTTGTTCTGATTGGTAAGCTAATTTAATTTCTGAACTAAATTGCTCTTGTAATACATCTGTTCCGTATAACATTTTGTTTCCTCATCTTTCTAAATAAACTAACTTGGGGTTCTTTGCACTAGGTTGGCCGTGTCCGGGGCTAGTTTAAAGATTGATTGTTTGAGGGGTGCTTGTTAGCAATTAGCCTCTTCTATTTGTTTGTGCTCTTTGTAATAGCACTAGTTTTGTAATTTCTGCATTTAATTTCATAACTTCTGCATGATTACGTTTATACTCAGCGTCCGTACTCATTAACTTGTCTCTCTGTTCTCTCAAAGCTTCAATGTTATTATGTACATTCGCTACTGGTTTACCATCTATATATAGAGTATCTCCTGCGGCCATCTTTGTCAAGCTTAGTAGATCTTTTATAATTTCTGCTTTGTTTAATAGCCCTGTTTCTTTTAGTATTTCTATTGACTCAGGAGTAAACATACGAGTAAGTCCATTATTTATTGTGTTTATATTCTTGTCGTAGTCGCCTCTCCAAGCTTGTTGTAATTTTTTTATGTTCTCTTCTTGTGTAGTATTAATAGATGTACGTAATGAATCAAGGTTTTCTACCTCTCGTTGGGCATAGAACTCTAATGCTTTCTGTGCTTGGGTATTTGTTAGGTTCTGTTCTTTTGCAAATGCCTTAAAGTCAGTTAGAGCCTTTTCATCAAGTTTAAAATCAGTTCCTTCTTTTATGAAGTCTTCTGGTATAGCTACTGTATAATCTTCTGGTTTGCTCGGAGTTCCTATCTTCTCGTAGAATTTTTTCCATTCTTCAGGAGATGCGTCGTCTTTTGGTATTCGTGTTGAAGAAGATATATAACTCTGTCCTTCTAAATATTCTTTAGCTAAATCTGCTACCGATCCTATTCTGTTAAGCTTTTCGTTGGTCCTTAAATCTTGTGGCAAAGATTCTAAGAAACTCTTTGGGTCTATTACGTCTGCTGCTGGTGCTGCTGGTGCTTCTGGTGCTTCTGGTGCTTCTGGTGTTGGATTTAATATGTTCGTGTCCATTGAGTCTCCTTCAATGCATTGTTAACTGCTACTATATCGTCTTCGTTAAATAATCTAGCTTGTGCCATTATGTGTGTTATAACTCCACGCTGGCTTGTTTCTTTTAGTGCTTGGTTTGGATCTATAGTTTCTGAGTTAGTGTAATAGTATTTATGTTTTAGATCTCCCAGTATTATTTTACCTGCTTCGGTACCAAACACTTCTTCGTATGCTTTCTTGATGGTCGGGTCTATTCCAATTAACTTTAACCAATCAGTCTTTTTCATCGTGGTCTCTCCGCATCTGCTATGTTCTTATATGCTGATGATAGCTGTTCAGCTCCAGCTACTTGTTGTGCTTGTTGTGCTTGTTCAGCTTGAGCTTTCTCTCTTTCTTGTTTTTTCCTGTTAGCCTGTTCTACAGAGAATAACATTTCTCTTGGGGCTCCGTTCAACTCCCTGTAAAGTTCAATAGAAGTATACACATCTACCATGTCCATGCCGCCTATTGGAGCTAGGTTTCCTGCTATTTGTAGTACTCTATCCATAGCTTGTACTGTAGTAAATTGACTAGCTTTAGCTAATGGATTATCAAATACAATAGATAACGGGGTATTTCCTAAGTATGTTCTTAGTTCTTCTGGCATTTCTGGTAGTGCGTTCTTACGTTCTAGTATGCCTTTTATTCGCTGTATAGCTGGTCTGTAGAAGTATTCTTCTAGTGAATAGTTCCAAGGTGACATCAATATCATCTGTGATATCTGTGCTTGCTGTGCTTCATATGCTGTATTGCCTGTTGGTGCTAAAACAACTAGGTCATACAGAGATTCTTTAACTTTTTCCTCTTGCCTGGATATCATGTCGGTGCCTATTTGATATCCTGCATAATTGCTTATAGGTTCTGCTAGTCTGTTATTTGTTGCTCTTTCTGGGTCGTAATAGTTTAAAGCATATGAATTAAGATTTAGTTGGTTTTTGTAAAGTCCCGAAGGTACGTTGTATGCAGGAGCCAAAGCTGAATCTCCAACTTCCAGTTGCTGGTATGATAATTTATTCAATGATCGTACAGCTGGTAGTGCATCCATACCAGGAGAGTTACCAAATATCTGTCCTGCTATAGGCGATAAACAACCTATAATGAATGGCTGCTCTGGGTATCCGCTCTCTTTAACTATGTGTGAATTTTGTTTGTCCACATACACAGAGGCCCAAGGCATATTCTCTCCGCCTAATACTTCGGGATCTATTGCAGAGGTGTCTCTTTTGTATATTACATGTAGGTATAAATCTTTTTTGTCGTAGGCTTGTTTACTATCTAGCCTGCTTTGAACAGTATTAGATAAAGCTTCCTTACCGAATTTGCTAGCTGCTTGTTGCGGTGTAAGTTCCAGTCTTCTAAATATAGTATCTACTTTACCTTCCCCTCCACTGAGAGGATATAGGTTTTTTAATTCTATATTGTGGCTGGTTATAGTTCCGTCTTCTTCTTCGTTAAGTAGTATCCCTGTTGTAGAGAAGGCTACCATTTCTTCATAAGCATATCGCAAAGAAGATGTTAAAGCCCTGTTTAAATGTGTTACGTGTAACCTAGTAAGTTCGGCCATATAATCTTTAATCGATTGCTTTTTGATTAGGTCATTGTAAGATGTGATTGATGATTTTTTTGTTGGTATCTCGAAGGAGAACCAGTTAGTATGCGGGTTAGCTGAGTATGCATACAATGCTCCTGATGCTTTCCTTAGCGATATCCTAGGTGTTGAGTTATATATTTCTGATGTATCTTTTGGAATGTTTAGCATAGGTGTTGTGTTATAGAATCCACCTGACTTAGGTAGCATATATCTAGCTACTTCTTCCCATTCGCTATCCCATAGACGGTGGTTGTTCTCAGCTACTGTAAACAAATTTAGTAATTGTTTTACATCCATTACTAAACTCCCAATATATTTTTCTTTAGTAATGTGGTTTGGTCTGATTCTGACGAAGACCCTAATAATGTTCTCTTAGATATCTTCTTGGTGCTTGATATCTTAGCACGTCTTTGCTGTTCTCCAGTACTGAGTTCGTCTATTTTAGCTGGTATTGGTGGTTGCGGTGGCGGGGCTACTATTGTTTGTTTTGATGCTCCTTTGCCCATTTGAATCTCCTCTATATTATGCTAATGCTAAGGAAGAGAATTTTGTCTGGGCTCTTCCACCTTCTTTAGGATTTAGTGACAAGATATTAGTACTACTATTCTCTGCTGCTGCTAAAGACCTAAGCGTCTTCTGTCTGTCTTTTAGAGAGTCTGTTGCTTGTGTGTCTATAGTTCTTAGTGTTTCCTGGTCTACAAA